CATTTGTCCCGATCGGGGCCGACCCGAACACCCAGGCGCAAGCCTTTTCAGCAGCATCTGCCACCCAAAAGGAGAAACCCAACATGAATGAAGTCGACGCACTGAAGGCTCGCATCGCCGAGCTTGAGGCGCAAATCGAGGCCGCCCGCATCGAGCGCCGCCGCGCCGATCTGTCCGCGCTGTTCGAGGCCGTTGGCCGTGACGTGCCGAAGGACGAAAAGCCGTATCTGGAAATGAGCGATGCCGCCTTTGCCGCCTTCGCCGCCGATCTGAAAGCCGTCGCCAAGCCCGCGCGTGACGCGGCGCTGTTTTCCGCGACCAGCCCGGGCAAGGCCGATGCGGGCAAGCCGGTTGACGATAAGCAGCGCCTGAATGCCCTGCTGTCGGCGGTTGATTCCATCATCAAGTCGTAAAGGAGCGCAGAAATGCCGATCATGCAAAGCACCGAGGGCCAGTTCCTCAAGTACGAAGAAGAACAAGGCTACAGCCGTGACGATGTGATCGTCGCATCCGGTCAAAACATCGCCGTCGGCGAAGTGGTCGGGCGCATCACCGCGAGCGGCAAGATCGCCGCCTTCGACCCCGCCGCCAATGACGGCACGCAGAACGCAATCGGCGTTTCGCTGTCCGCCGTCGATGCGACTGCTGGCGACAAGCCGGGCGTGATCGTGGCCCGTCAAGCCATTGTCGTTGACCGCGACCACTTGGTATGGGGCGGCGCGCCTACCAACGCGCAAAAAGACGCCGCCATCGCTCAACTCAAGGCGCTTGGCATCTTGGCCCGCGCTACCGTCTAAAGGAGGCACCGCATGTTGCTCAACAACTTCACCAATGCCGAACTGACGGCGGCCATCAACAAGTTCCCGGTTCAGTGGGGCCTGATCGGCCAAATGGGCTTGTTCCCACAGCGCGGCGTGGCCTCGCGCTCCGTCGTGATCGAGGAAGCCTCCGGCGCGTTGGCCGTGCTGCCCTCGCACGAATGGGGCGGCAACGGCACGACGGCCAGCGCTATCAGCCGCAACACCGTCGCGTTCGGCATCAAGCAAACGGTGCATGAGGATGTGGTCATGCCGGGTGACGTGCAAGACGTGCGCGATTTCGGCGTCGAAGGCATGAACACCGTCGCAGCCGAAGTCGCCCGCCGCTTGCAGCGCATGCGGGCCAAGCACGACATCACCTTGGAGTGGAAGCGCATGGGCGCGCTGAAGGGCCAAGTCACCAATGGCGATGGCTCGGTCATTGCCAACCTGTTTTCGTCCTTCGGCGTCACTCAGGTAACGGTTGACTTCCTTCTCGGCACGTCTACCACCAGCGTTCTTTCCAAGTGCGCTGACGTGATCAACCAGATTCAGGACAACCTCAAGGGTGACACCATGACCGGCGTGACCGCGCTGGTGAGCCCCGAGTTCTACTCGAAGCTGATCGAGCACGACAAGGTGGTTGACGCCTACAAGTACCACAGCGAAGCAGCCGCGCGCCTCGGCCAAGACATGCGCGGCGGGTTCACGTTCGGCGGAATCAATTTCGTCGAATACCGCGCGTCCGTCAGCGGGAACCGATTGATCTCGGCCAACGAGGGCCATGCATTCCCTGTCGGCACGATGGACACCTTCGCAACCTACTTCGCCCCGGCTGACTTCAACGAGACGGTCAACACCATTGGCCTGCCGTTCTACGTGAAGCAGTGGGAGCGCGAAGGCGGGCGCGGGATCGTGCTGCACACGCAGTGCAACAGCCTGCCGCTGTGCCACCAGCCGTCTGTCCTGGTCAAGCTCACCACCAGCAACTAAGCCATGCGCATCATGATCGTGAGGCCGTTCCAAGTGGGAAGCCAGACGCTCAATGCGGGCGTGCTGTGCGATCCTCCGGAAGCCCTTGCGCTCGACTGGATCGCGCATGGTTATGCGCAGGCTGTGGATCGGGCGGGGCGGGCCACGCCTGCCACGTCAAATCCGGTGCTGGATGGCATGCTCGACGTGTCGCCATCCAGGGCACGCCGCGCCAAGGGGTAAGCCATGCCTATCCTGACGCGCACAGAGTTGGAAACCCGCCTTGGTGCCGAGACGGTCAAGCAACTGACCGACCTCGAAAACCTGGGCGCTGCCAATGCTGCGCGCGTCGATGCTGCGCTTGCTGACTCTGAGGCGGAGGTCATGGGCTATGTGCGAGCGGCGACCTCGGAGGCCATTCCAGATCCAGCCCCGGACACGCTCAAGCGCTTGGTCGCTATCGTGGCGCACTACAACCTGTGGCAGCGGCAGTGCAAGGAAGATAGCCCCGTCTACATAGCATATCGCGACGCTGTGCGTGAGTTGAGGGACATTGCGACCGGGAAGGTCATGCTGTTCGGCTCTGCCACCGGCGCAGCCGTTCCGCGTGGTGCGGCAGCATGGGCGCCCGGGCGGCAGATGACTGACGCAACGCTTGCCAGGATGTTGGCATTCCAGCCAGGAGGTTGCAATGTTGACAATCACTGTTGACGATGCACAAGTCATGGCGGCACTTGAAAAGCTGCGCGCCCGTGCGTCTGACATGACACCGGTCATGACCGACATCGGCGAAGAACTCGTGTCGCGCATCCTCGACAGCTTCGAGCGCGAGGCGTCGCCTTATGGCGAAAAGTGGGCGCCGCTCAAACCCGCGACCATTCTTGGCCGTGCGCGTCGATTCAAGACCAAAAAGGCAAAGCAGGCCGCCGTTGACAACCCGCGCATCCTGCAAGACACAGGGTATCTGCGCTCCAGCATCGAAATCCAGAGCGTAGGCAGCGACCATGTGACCGTCTGGTCACGCGCTGAATACGCCGCCGTGCACCAGTTCGGCAGCACGCGCAAGAACATCCCGGCGCGCCCGTTCTTCCCTGTCAGTGAGGACCGCGCTGACCTTCCTCCAGACTGGCAGCGTGCCATCGTGAACCAAATCAAGCTGCACATGGAGACATGACCCATGCTGGAACTTGAGCCGCTCATCCGCCAACGCCTCATCGACACCGTGCCCGCGCTCGCCGGGGTGCACGGCGCGGTGTCTCTCGGGGTCGAGGATGTGAGCGGGAAGAAACTGCCTGCCGCCTTCGTGGTCAGCGACGGGCACAAGGTGCTGGAAGTGACGGCGCAGGGCAAGACAGCACGCCTCGCCAGCCGATGGCTGGTTGTGGTTGCGGTGCGCAATGTGCTGCAGGCCGCCCAGGGCGAGGCCGCTCGGGCGGACGCAGCCGATTTGGTGCGGGCCTGCCTGAAATCACTCATGGGCTGGCAGCCCGTGCCCGGCTACCAGACCATGCAGCCCGTCACTCCACCAGCGCCGGTCTATGATAGCGGGATGCTACTCTACCCGCTGGCCTTCGAGATCGGCGAAGTCATCCAGGCAATCGCATCGTGATCGTGACCTTGCTCAAACCGCATACCGACGCCGGGACTGATTACGCGCCTGGCGAACTGCTCGACGTGGACGAATCAACTGCGCAGTGGCTGATCGAACTCGGCGTGGCCGAAGCCGCACCGGAACCCGAACCCAAGAAACCAACCCGTAAAGGAGATTGAACATGGCGTATTTTTCTGGACAAGGCCGCGTCTACATCGGCCAACGCGACAGCAACGGCAACCCGCTCGCGCTGCGCTGGCTCGGCAACGTGCCCGATCTGAAGATTTCGCTCAAGACCGAGACGCTTGAGCATAAAGAGGCTTACAGCGGCCAGCGCTTCACCGACCTGCAACTCATCAAAAGCAAGGACGGTGAATTCTCCACCACGGTGGAGGATTTCAGCCTGGAAAACCTCGAACTGACACTCTACGGGCAAACCAGCGCGGTCGCGGCTGGCACCGTCACGAACGAGGCCCTGCCGACTGGCGCGGTCGCAGGCGGTATCTATCTGCTGGCGAACCAGTTCGTGTCTGCCGTGACGGTGAAGGACTCGAACGGCGCCCCCGCCACGCTGGCCGCGGGCACCGACTACAAGGTGCACGCCGAGCAGGGCGCAATCGAGCTGCTCAATGTGACCGGCTTCACCCAGCCGTTCAAGGTTGACTACAGCTATGGCGCGGCCAAGCGCCTGGCGATGTTCAAGACCGCGCAGCCGGAGGTGTGGCTGCGCTTCGATGGACTCAACACCGCTGATTCCAACAAGCGGGTAATCGTTGACCTCTACCGCGTGGTGCTCAACCCGACCAAGGACTTCTCGCTGATCGGCAACGACCTTCAGAAGTTCGACCTCTCGGGCCGGGTGTTGGCCGATCTCAGCAAGTCGGACACCGGCCCTCTCGGACTGTTTGGCCGGGTGATCCAGGCGAGCGCGTAACGGCTGCGCAGCGGCCTTCAGGTGCAGACGCCGCCGCAGCCCAAGGCGGCGTTTGCGCTTCGACGCATCGATTTGACAAGAGCCAGACCCCATGAGCGACGGGAAAGTAGAGCTTGAGCTTCGGATGGCGACGCAGCAGTTCGCGGCTGCGTTGGAAAAAGCCGTCTCCGACCTCAAGGCAAAGACCGGAGAGATCAAGGCCGAAGGGGAGCAGACCGGGCAGGCGCTTGACCAAGCCTTCCGCGTGCTTGGCATCAAGGGCGTTAAGGCGGTTGAAGAAGAGATCAAGCAGCTACAGACCGCGCTCCAGACCGTGCGCGAGTCTGCGGATGTGCTGCCTGCGGACAAGGCCGCAGCGGTCGCAGCGTTCAATGCACGCTTGGCAGAACTGCGCGGCTCTGCATCTGGTGCAGCGCCTGCGGTGCAGGCCGTGGGCCGGGAAACCACATCAGCCGCAGAGTCAATGGCGGAGGCCGCATCGAAGGCAGCCGCATGGGTCTCCGCAATTGCCGGCATCGGTGCCGCGCTCGACGTGGGCAAAAAGGTTGTCGAGACGGGCAGCGAGTTCCAGACCCTAGGGGTTCGCCTCGAAAACCTGCTCGGCAGCACGCAGAAGGCGGCCGAAGCCTTCGACATGATCAAGCGGCTCGCAATCACCACGCCGTTCGAGGTGACAGCGCTGACCGAGAGCTTCGTCAAGCTCACCGCCTTCGGCATGCAGCCGACCGAGGCGCAGATGCGCGCGCTCTCCGATGTGGCCTCTAACCTCGGCGGCGGAACCGAGTCCCTATCGCGCGTGACGCTTGCGCTCGGCCAAGCCTGGACCAAGACCAAGCTCGAGGGCCAAGAAATCCTTCAACTCGCAGAGGCTGGCGTTCCCGTGTGGGACGCGCTGGCGAATGCCACCGGGCGCAGCGTGCCTGAGCTTCAGAAGATGAGCGAGGCAGGGCTGCTGGGCCGCGATGTCATCTCCAAGCTGATCGATGAGCTTGGCCGCATGAACGCTGGCGCATCGGACAAACTGATGCGCACCTATGCGGGCGCGGTGAGCAACGCCAAGGATGCCCTCGCCGAGTTCTTCGACATGGTGTCGCGCTCGGGCGTGCTCGACTTCCTGACCGCGAAGGTTCAGGAACTGCTGGTAGAGTTCGACCGTCTGAAGCAGTCTGGCGAGCTACAGGCCAAGGCCAAGGCCATCGCAGATACCTTCGTGCAGATCGCCACCGGCGTCGAGAGCGCTGTGAAGGTCGCGGTGCAGCTTGGCCCCGTTTTGCTTAAGATCGTCGAGGTGGCAACGGCTCTCAAAGCCGTGAGCATTGCCAGCACGGTCTATGAGGCAACGGCGGCGATGGTTGGCCTGCGCGGTGCCGCGACCGGCGCTGCGGCTGCCATAACAGCCACAGCAGCTGAGACGCAGGTGGCAGCGGCAGGAATGGCGACCGCAGCTACGCAGGCCACGGCGCTCACAACCATCCTGCGCACGCTGCGCATGGTGTCTGGCGTTGGACTGGCAATCGGCGTTGCCGAGCTGGTGGGCGAGTTCTTCCGCGCGAAGTCAGCCGCCGAAGCAGGCGACCGGGCTGTCGCTGCCATGCTCGCTGAAAAGCCCAACACCGGGGCCAAGCGGCAGACCGAAGAGCAAAAGAAGGCTGCAGAGGAAGCGGCCAAGGCCGCAGTCATGGCCGAGGGTGCAACACGCGACCTGGTGAAGTCCTTCGACCGCGCGCGCGAGTCTGGCGAGTCGGTGGCCGATGCGCTCAAGAAAGTTCAGCAGGGCTTGGACTTCAGCAGCGACGGTCGGCTTGCCAACAGCACCAAGGCGCTTCAGCAATTGCTCGATCAGGGCAAGATCAGCGCCGAGCAATTCCGCGAATCCTGGAAAGTAGCTCTCAAAGACGTTGACCTCGCAGAGTTCGCCGTGCGCGCCCGCACCGCATTCGATGCGACCAGCGAAGGCGCGAAGCTCTCGCAGCAGGCCATCGATGCTGGGTTGCGCGAAGCCATCCGCCGCGCCGGGGGCGACTTCGACGTGATCGCGGGCGGCATGGGCAAAGCCGCTCAGCAAGCGGTGCAGGGGGTTGACCTCATCATCGACAACCTGGGCCGCCTAAAGGCCCAAGGCGCGGATGTGTCTGCGGCGCTGAGCTTCGCGTTCAAGAAAGCCATCGACACCGCAGATGGGCAGGCTGCGCTCGATGCGCTTCGCGCTCGCATTGAGTCCGTGCGCGGGGCACTCGGGAACAAGCTCGCGGACGGACTGCTCGACCAAGCGGCGCAGAAGGCGCGGGAACTCAAGGCGTCCTTGGACGGCGTGACGCCAGGCATCAACAGCGTGGCAGAGGCCATGAAAACGCTCGGTCTCAAGAGCCGGGAGGAACTGAGCGCGACCGCCAAGCATGCGCAGGAAGCCTATGCGGTCATCAAGCAAGCCGGGCAGCAAGAAGGCGAGAGTTATGAAGCCTGGCAGGCCAGGAAATCAGAGGCCGCGCGCAAGATGGTTGACGCTCTCGTGCAGGCTAACGGTGGGGTGGTGAGTTCGGAAATCCGAGCCAGGGCGGAAGTTGAGGGAGTTGCTGAAGCGCTGGACAAGATCGGTCCTGCTGGCGAGCGCGCAGGTGAGCAAGCTGCTTCCGGTATGGCAAAGCTTACGCAAGCTGCAAAGGAAGCAAATCAGGCGCTCGATGAGCAAGAGCAGCGCAGGAAAAAACTTGAGGGCCAGAACGTCGCCGACAACTCGCTTATCTACAAGATCGAGGAAAAGCTCAACGCCGGCACGCTGACCGAGGCGGATCGTGCCTCCGTTGAGGCGGTCAAGGCCGCCGTAGCCCAGAACATCCAACTCGAACGCGGAACATCGGCGGGTCTGACGACCACAGAACACGAGCTTGCGCTGCTGAAGGAGCAGGTGCTGGTGAAGCGCATGACCGACTTCCTCAATGCAAAAACATCAAGCGCTCCTGCGCCTGCTGAAAGACCGTCATTTCCAGCCCCACCTGCGCCGGCACCAGCGCCAGAGCCACAGCAAACCCGCGTCGCCACAGTGCACCAGGTGCGCATTGATGGTTTGGGGTCTTCGGCTTCCGTCATCAACACCGCGAGCGAGGCCGATGCACGTGCGGTTGTTGAGGCGCTGCGCACGGCGTCCCTCAGATCTTCGCGTTGACCATGATCCTGAAGAACCTCGCCACCAATGCGACCGTCATGCTGCCAGATTCGCTGCTGTGGCTGGATGAGCACACCTGGCCAGCTGCGGTCAGCAGCACCACATACCTTCTCAACGGTGCGCTGCTGATCCAGTCGGCAGCGAAGCAGGCAGGGCGGCAGATCACCTTGCAGGCCGACCACGACATGGCCTGGGTTCGCCGGTCTGACGTGGACACGCTGCGCTCCTGGGCAGCAGAGCCAATCACGGCAATCAGCGGGCGCTTCCTGCTCGCCTTCGCAGACGCCCGCAGCTTCACCGTGGCATTCAGGCATGACGAGCGCGGGCTTGAAGCCGAGCCGGTGCTTGGCCTTCCGGCAACCGGACCGAATGACTGGTATCGAGTGACTTTGAAATTCCTGGAGATTCCTGCATGACCATTCTTGAAGGCGATATCAAGCTGCTGGCCAGCAAGGTCATGGACGACGTGCCAGAAGGCGGCGGCGGCCCGTCTGGCACCGTGATTGCCGACGGAGCGAGCAACGCCATCTTCGCCGACGTGACCGAGCTTGACCGCGCGGGCGGGGCGGTCTCTATCCGGCAGCTTCACGCTGCGGTGCGCACCGCGAACGTGGACTCGTTCATGGGCTCGAATGTCATCGTGGCCGAGCCTCCGAACGACCCGAACGTCTCCGTGACGCTCACGCCTTGCGCGCCCTTCGCGCGCCGCACCGACATTGCGCAAGCAATCGAGAATTACCTGATTGCTGGGCCTGTGTGGGGCGGCTACCTGCTGGAAAACCATGTTGCGGGTCAGCGCAGTATCCAAATCTTTCAGCGCCCTGGCGATCCAACGCCAAACATCGGTCAAACGCTCGTGCTGGTGCAGGACGAAGGCCAGCCATCCGAGCGCAAGCAATATGTGCGCGTCACCCGCGTGTCATCCGTGGAGCGCACCTTCGTCGGCGATGACGGCAAAGAGTACCGCGCAGCCGTTGTCACCTGTGACATCTCCGACGCGCTGCGCACGGACTTCACCGGGTCGCCTCCGTCGAAGTACTTCCAGCGGGCGGCGAATGCCACTCTGATCCGCGACACCACCGTGGCAGACGCCGGGAGCTATGTGGGCGCATCGCCTCTCACGGCGGTAGCGCACATCGGGGATGCGACCGTGACCTGCTCGAGCATCTTCACCCAACTGGTGCCGAGCTCGCAGACAGAGGTTCCGATCTCGTTTGTTCCGCCGTATGCGGCCTCAGGGCTACCCGTGCCCGGTGCGGCCCCGGTCAGCTACACGGCGAGCCACGACTGGACATCGGCCATCAATTTCAATCTTCCTGGCGGTTGTCTGCCTGGTTCGCTGACCATCAATACCGGTGGCATCACGATCTTCGACGACGCAGGACTGCTCAAGACAGCCAGCGGCACACTTGGCACCATCGACTACGCCAACGGCATTCTGAGCCTCAACTCAGGATCGATGTCTGACACCAAGAACGTCACGTACACGCCTGCCGCTCAAGTGCTGCGCGCGCCGCAGAGCACGGAGATTCCGGTCACGCCGGAGTCACGCAGCCAGTCCTACGTCGGCACGGTCAACCCGGTTCCGCAGCCCGGCACGCTGTCGATCAGCTACATGGCGCAGGGCCGCTGGTACGTGTTGTCTGAACTTGGGAATGGCACGATCAAGGGTTTGGATGCAGCATACGGCTCGGGCACGTTCAACAAGAACACCGGCGCGTTCGTCTTGACCCTTGGCGCGCTTCCCGACGTAGGGTCATCCCTCATCCTGACCTGGAACGTCCCGACGCAGGAAACGCAGCATCCGTCAGCAGTCATCAAGGCGTCGCAGTCACTTGCGCTTTCACCTCCGGCAGGGAAAAGCGTGCAACCTGGGACGCTCACCATCACTTGGCCGAACGAGAGTGGAGCGGGCACGCGCACCGCGTCAGCCTCCACGTCTGGGGCGCTCAGCGGCGATGCCACGGGTAATCTGTACGTCGCCCAAAACAGAATCGAATTTGCGCCGAATGTGCTGCCGCAGGTCGGCGCAAACCTGACGTTGAGCTACGCCGCGGGCCCGAAGCAGGAAGACAACTTCGCCCACCCATCGCGCAACGGTTCCGGCCAGGTGCCGGTAACAGCGACGCTCGGATCAATCGCGCCCGGGTCGCTTGAGATCGAGTGGAATACGCTGACTGACACGTCGGTTCTCGGAACTTATACGTGGGAGCAGATTTACGAGATGGGCATTCGTTGGTGGACTGACCCCACCCAGATCGCCCATGACGACGGCAACGGGAACATCGTTCTGAATGGCAGCAATATCGGCACAGTCAACTACCAGACGGGCCAAGTAGTCTTCAACCCAGATGTGATCGTTAAGATTCCGCGTCCGTCCTACACGGCGTCGCTAACCGAATCAGCCTATTGTAGATGGCGCTTGAACTATAGCGGCATTTCCTACGTGGACGCGCCGTCTCTATACCCGAACGACGATTCTGGATATGTGAAGCTGCGCTACAACAGCGCTGGCTCCACCAGCAACCACACGGAAACGATTCAGTTTGCGCCCAGCTTCAAGCTGGTGCCCGGCGTGAACGCGCAAGTGGTGCCAGGAACCGTGCTGCTTGCCGTCCCCGGCGCGCAGCCATGGGGCGACAACGGCCAAGGGACATTGCGCGAGTTCACGCCGAACGGATGGGTGACGCGCGGCGCGATCAATTACATCTCAGGCGACGTCACGCTCACCTCGTGGTTGGCGGGAGCTACCAACAGCATCACGCGCGCCAGTTGCGTGACCACGATCGGGGAGAACATCTCCAGCGAATACGTGTTCCGCACAGGGGCTGCACCGCTGCGCCCCGGGTCTCTGTCCATCCAGTTTGCCCGTGCTTCCGGCGGAACCATCTCCGTGACGGCAGGTATTGACGGCACGATCACCGCGTCTGGCGTCACCGGCGGCGTCGACTACCAGACCGGCATCGTGCGCGTGCGATTTGGAACCATCGTCACGGCGGCTGGCAACGAGAGCGAGCCGTGGTTCAATGCCGCTAATGTGCAACCGGATGGAAAAATCTTCAGGCCCGAGCCGGTGGCCGAATCCAGCGTGCGTTACAGCGCCGTCGCCTACAGCTACCTTCCGATTGACGCCAGTATCCTCGGCCTCGACCCGGTGCGGCTGCCGCAGGATGGCCGGGTGCCGATGTTCCGGGTTGGAGGCTATGTGGTGGTTGGTCACACCGGGCGGGTTGGGCCTGTAACGGTCAGCAATGGGCAGACCATCAACTGTGCGCGCACCCGGCTCTCGCGGCTGCGGGTGGTGGGGCATAATGGCCTCGTCATCAACGCCGGCTACACGACCGACCTCGATGCGGGCACCGTCACATTCACCGACGTTTCCGGCTACAGCCAGCCGGTCACGGTGGAGCATCGCGTCGAGGACATGGTGCGTGTGCGCGATGTGCAGATCAACGGCACGCTGTCGCTCTCGCGGGCGCTTTCGCATGATTTCCCGGTGCCTGGGAGCTACGTCTCTGGTGCGCTCGTAGCCGGCAACCTAAAGGCTCGCGTGAGCGGCCTGTGGGACCAAGAGACCTGGGACGGCGTGACCTGGGTGGACTACCTGGTCGGCTCCGCTGCGACCGCCTCCTACAACGACACCGTTGCGCCGATCGATGTCACGAATGCCGGGGCGATTACCCAACGCTGGGCGCTGCGCTTTACTAGTTCTAGCACGTTCGACGTGATCGGCGAAAACGTCGGCAACCTCGGCAACTACAGCATCAACGCGGACTGCTCGCCCATCAACCCGATCAGCGGGCAGCCGTATTTCACCATTCGCTCCACCGGCTGGGGCCTGGGCTGGGCCGCTGGCAATGTGCTTCGCATCAACACCGTTGGCGCGATGTACAGCTACGCGGCAGTTCGCACCGTGCAGCCCAGCGCCGCAGCGGGGACGGATTTCAAGTTCGAGCTACTGGTGCGCGGCGATGTGGACCGCCCGCCTTCGCCTTAAGGAGTACCCATGACGACAACCGTCAAGAATTTCAATTCCACCATGACCGGAGCACCGGTGCTGACCGGGCAGGCCGGGGCGATGAAAACGCTGCTCAAAACCTGCCTGGTGGACGGCTTCGCCTCCGCCTCGGTGCAGGCGCTCAACGTCGCATCGAATGTGGCCACAGCCACCTTCGCCGCGCCCCATGCCTACACGGTGGGCTCCATCGTGCTTATTGCCGGGGCCACGCCCGCCGCGCTCAACGGAGAAAAGCTCGTCACGGCCACCACGGCCACCACCATCAGCTATGCCGCCACTGGTGTGCCAGACGGGGCAGCGACCGGAACCATAACCGCCAAGCTCGCACCGGCTGGCTGGCAGGAACTCTACACTGGAACAAACCTCTCGGCGTTCAAGCCCACCGTTCCGGAGGCGACCGGCTGCATTCTGCGAGTGGATGACACCGGCACCAAAAACGGGCGCGTGCGTCTCTATGAGACCATGAGCGACATCAACACCGGCACCGGACCAACACCCACCGATACGCAGGTTTCGGGCGGCCTCTACTGGCCCAAGAGCGCGACGACCGATGCCACGGCGCGGTCATGGTACTTCGTTGGCGATACGCGTGGCTTCTATCTCGCTGTTGCCCCGAATGGCAGCAGCCGCTTCACCATCCTCTACGCGGGTGACATCGCCAGCCTCAAAAGCGGCGATGCATATGCGTGTGTCATCACGGGCAACGAGGCAGATCAGACGGCGCTTGCTTCGGGCGCTCCAAACGGCTGCGTCGGATACTCTGGACGATCAGCACGTGGCGGCTGCTACATGGTGCGCGACTATCTTGGAGTCGGCCAATCGGTAAGCGCTCAGCGCCTCGGCGCGCATCAAAACGGCAGCACGGCGGACGCCTATGCGGGCACCGCTGGATACAGCCTTGGCACCTACCCGAATGGCGCGAACAATGGCTTGCTGACCGGAGCGCTGGAGCTGTTCGCTGCCTCGATTCGCGGCAGCTTCACCGGCCTTCTGCACCCGGTGCAGGATATGACCAGCGCCAACCTTGCAGCCGGTCAAACCGTGCTCGGAACCGACGATTACGCAGGACGCACCCTCATGGCGCTGCGTGTGCGAGCCCCTGGAGACTCGACCAGCGCTGGTACGGCGTTCCTCGACCTGACCGGACCGTGGAGCCGCTGATATGGCCTCGGCGCGATACTGGCGAATCAACGGCCTGGAAGCCTGGTCCGGGAGCGACCTGGAGGTGTTCGCCTGGCACTGGTACGACGGCGCGACCCGCGTGGACGCGGCGGCGACCGTCACCAGCAGCCATGCGCCGATTGCAGGCAGCCTCTCCGACCTGCAAGGAACCTCAACCAGCGCGCGCTGCCGTTTTGCCGCATCTGCCGTGCGCAGTGGCGGGTTCTACATCCTGTGGGACTTCGGATCCGATGTGACGAATATCACCCCGCGCATCGGCGCGGCTGGACTCGCTGAGTTCGTCGCCTATGGTCGCTTGCAGTACTCGACCGACGGCGTTACCTGGGTCACGGATGTGAACTTCGGACGCGTGCTCTATCCTGGGCTGGAGCAGTTCACGCCTTCAGACCCGATCTTCCGGTATGAACCGACATCGAACTGGGACTCTGCATCGGCAGGTTCGGATGTATCCATCAGCGGGCGGCAGGCGTCGGTGTGGGGCAGCACATCAGGCCACGTGCGAACGGACATGGCCAGGACAGGCGGGCGGAGAGTTTTTGGTCTTCGGCTGGATGCAATCACCGCGCCACAGGTCTTCTTCGGCGGCATGGCAGCGCTCTCAGGATGGGGCGCATACAACGTCGGCAAGCACTGGCTTGAGTATGGGTACGACGACAATCTCTACTACTACCCGGACGGAACTGCTATCAGTGTCTCAGGCCAACCCGGAGCGCCCCAAGTGGCAGGAGACATCATGTACTTTGATGTCAATCTCGACGACGGCACGATGGCGCTGCGCAAGAACAACAGCGCATGGTCGAGCCGCGTGAGCCTGCCGGACTTCGTGGCCGGAGCGGATTACGTCATCGACATGCAGGCACCAGCTTCGAGCGGCTCTACGTGGTCGGCGACCATGCTCACAACGGCGGAAGAACTCGCAGGTGTAGTCCCATCTGGAGCGACTGCGTGGGATGGACCTCCCGGAACCAACATCTTCCAAGACCTGACAGACTCGCGCGGCTCATCGCCATTCCGCGCGCTGATCGTGTCGTCCGTGCCTGTTGACCCGGTGCGCATCGCCGCGCCCAACCGCGTGCGCATGGCGCGTGACATGGAGTTCGGCGGCAAAGGAACGATCTACGGCACCACCAAAATCAAGGGCACGCCCAACACCCCGACCAAGGCGCGTGTGCGGCTGCTGCGTGACCGCGACGGGCTGCTCGCCCGCGAGACCTGGAGCGACCCGGCAACCGGGGCCTACAGCTTCACAGGCATCGACACCGCGCAGCAGTTCACTGCGCTGGCTCAAGACCTCAACGGCGCGTTCCGACCGGTTGCCGCGAGTCAACTCACGCCGGAGGAACTGCCATGACCTGGAGTGTCGCCACCGCCGTGCTCGAAGCGCAACTTGCCGCGACCATCGCCCAAGCCGACAGCGGACCCGGAAGCGCGCGGCTGCAATTCTTTACCAATGCCTATCCAGGCCAAGGTGCACCAGGCCAAGCTCCGCAGGCTGAGATCATGCTCGCCAAGCCCTGTGCCACCGTCACGAGCGGCGTGCTCTCGTTCGCGCTCGCGGCAGAGCCTGGAGGGCTTGTGCTGACGGCGGGGATTCCGCGCTGGGTGCGCTGGCTGAGCGCCTCTGGAGACCGCATCGCAGACGGAACCGTGACCGACGCAGCCAGCGGGGGCGATGTGCAGATCACCGGCGGAGCCACGCCATCGGGCGACAACAGCCCCATGCTGCTCGCAGGCTCCATCATCCAGCTTGCATCCAGCGCGCTGGCCTGACATGGCGCAGACCGACCTCGTTTTTTGGCAGACACCGGCCACCGGCAACCCGGTAGAGCTGGTATTTGGCGACGACGGAGCGCCGGTCACGCAGACCTACAGCGCCAGCGCGTCAGGCGCAATCAGCGGCCTTGCCGGGACCATTCAAGCCCGCTGCGGAGTGCGCCTTGCCTGCTCCGGTTCCATCTCTGGCCTTGCCGGAAGCATCAACGCCAGCATTGACCTCAACGTCGACCGCCCGACCGTTGGCCGCACCGTCAGCGTCGCGCAGTACGCGCAGCCGATCTCGATTGCAGAGCGCACCGCAGACCAGCAGGCGGCACCGCTGCGCCCGGGTGTTGTCGGCAGGCAACAGCAAGCCGCTCCGCTCAGCGCCGGCACGCAAGGCCGCGAACAGCAGACACTGACGCTAAGCACGGCTGTATTCACTTCCTACAGCGATGCGATGGGCCTCAGCCCCTGGGCGCGCGCCGTGCTGTTCGAGGATGCTTGCCGTCTGCGCGCCCGCGCCGTTGAAGCCGAACAACAAGCCAATCGGCTGCGCGATGTCCGCACCGTCCGCTTCGAGGATGCGCGCCGCCTGCGCCATGACAGCCGCAGCAGATTCGAGGAAGCGTCATCGCGCCGCAGCGCCCACCACGGCAGCGCAGGCTACGGCATCCCGTGGCGTCTTCCCAGGGGCGGCAGGTATCAAGAGGCTTGGCCGCCGCGCCCCGGCGTGAGCGCAGCGCCGCAGCCGCCTGCGCCACCGCCGTGCTACAG